ATTGATGGTGGTGACAAAATAACCCAATGGGAGATAAATAATGAAAAATAGATTAATCCAGTTACTAGCGAATAACGAGCATAAAGCAGCAATCAAACCTAGCATTTATAATGCTGATGGTGATGTTGCTAGTGTTTATATATATACCGCGATAGGTGGTTGGTATGGTGTTGAAGCTGAGGTTTTTGTAAAAGAAATCAATGAAATTACTGCTCCAAAAGTTAATCTTTATATTAATTCTGGTGGTGGTGATGTATTTGAAGCGAGAGCAATAACAGCTGCTATCAAACGTCATAAATCTACTTTTAATGCTTATATTGATGCCCTTGCAGCAAGTGCGGCAACAGGTATAACAACGGCATGCGATAAAGTGTATATCACCGAAGGTGGTTTTTACATGATACACAATGCTTGGACCTTATCTATGGGTAATGCTAAGGATATGCGCCAAACAGCGAAGCTATTAGATCAAGTAGACAGCTCAATAATTGGTGATTACATCAAGCAGACTGACAACTCAGAGCAAGAAATTCGAGACTGGATGGAAGCTGAGACATGGTTTGGTGCAGAAGATGCAGTTAAATATGGTTTTTGTGATGGTATCAGTGAATCAACAGAAGAAGATGAAGCTGTCGAGAATGCAACTAAGCAAAAGTGGAATTTATCAGCTTACGATAACGCACCCAAAGCACTTATTGAACAACCAAAACTTAATGAAGAACCAGAAGAGCTATTAGTGTTTGATCATGTCTTGCATGAGCGACGATTAAACATGCTTGCAGTAGTCGCAGCATAAACGAAATGACGCAGTTCAAAACCTCTTAATTACGGTTTTTTATGTCCTCAAATTACTCATGTGAGTAGCTAACGCTTACGGGTTCCCGTATAGCACAACATAACCACCTTCACGGGTGGTTTTTTATTTTTAAAAGGTACAAAAAATGGAAAACATTCAACAAATGCGGGAACAACGCACGGCCGCCGCAGCTAAACTGAAAGCGTTAGTAGAAAATAACACTAAAAAGTGGACTCCAGAAAACCAAACTGAATACGATGGTATTGTTGCTAATATAGATGGTATTGATGCGAGTATTGGGCGGGCTGAAAAAGTTTTGGCATTTGAAGTTGAAAACAACACTAAAATTGAAAATAAAGCGATTATTGCTAACATTTCAGTTGATGAAGCTGAGCACATTTTAAATAAAGAAAATACTGTATTTGACACTTTACTTCGTAACGGTTTTTCAGCACTAAATACTGAACAAGTAGCTATTTACAATGCAATGAGCAAAGGCACTAATACTGAAGGTGGTTATTTAACACCTAATGATTTTAGCGCTAACTTACTCCAATCTCTTAAAGATTTTGGTGGTATGCGTAGTGTTGCTCAAATTATTCGTACATCGACTGGTAATACGATGGACTACCCGACTACAGATGCAACATCAGAGAAGGGTGAAATTCTTGGTGAAAACGCTACAGCAGCTGATGAAGATGCCGCTTTTGGTACTAAATCACTTGCAGTACAAAAATTTAGCTCTAAGGCAATTGCTGTACCATTTGAATTATTGCGTGACTCTAGTATTGATTTGGCAGCTCACATAAATGAACGTTTAACTCAGCGTTTAGGGCGTATAACAAACTCTATGTTTACAGTCGGCAATGGCACTAATCAACCTATGGGTTTAATGGCTGCTGCAGGCGCAGGTAAAATTGCTTCGACAGGTGGAGCTTCTAGTGTTGCTTTTGATGATTTGGTGGACTTAATCCACAGTGTAGATCCTGCGTACCGTTCAGCAGGACAGTGTGGCTTCATGTTTCATGACACTACATTACGTGAATTGAAAAAATTAAAAGATGGTCAAGGTCGCCCATTATGGCTGGCGGGCTTATCGGCCAAAGAGCCTGATACAATCAATAACTACCAGTACACTATTAACCAAGATGTTGCACAAATGGCTGCGAATTCTAAATCAATAGCGTTTGGTGATTTCTCACGTTATACCATCCGCGATGTGTCTGACATTATGCTTTACCGTATGGAAGATTCTTATTATACACGCAAAGGTCAAGTTGGTTTCTTAGCCTTTATGCGTTCAGGTGGCAATCTAATGGATGTTGGTGGTGCTGTTAAGTATTACCAAAACAGCGCAACTTAATTAGTAAATTTCAATAATCATATAAAGCCCCTTTATTGGGGCTTTTTGTTGGAGAAAAATTGTGGCCAAAGAACTTGATGAGAAACAAAAAGCAGCCAAAGCTGAATTAAAAAATGTAAAAATACTAGTGCTAGTTGATGTGGTTAATTTAGGCCTTGTTTGTGGTCAAATTACTGAAGTAGAAGCCAGTGTTGCAAAATCATTAATCGAACAAGATAAAGCTGATGATGGTCCTGGTGCTATCGATGAACATGAAAGCATTAAAGAAGAAAATTAAGCGATGATCGACTTAGCTGACATTAAGCGAAATTTAAACATGGATATTTACGATCAGTCTGAAGATAATTTTCTTGCTCCTCTGATTGAACCTGCTATTGAAGTATTTTCAGCTGACTGCAACAGAACAATATATAAAAGTCAAACTGAATACGATGCCGATAGTAATAAACCCTCAAACGCTTTCGTTTTAACTCCTGCAATGGATAGAGCGTTAATTATGCTTATTTGTCACTGGTTTAATAATAGAGAAAGCCATACAGATATTAAATTGACTGATACACCAATGGGATATCAGCATATTGTTGATAGAAATAGGGTGACTCCATGTTAAAGGCTGGTGATCTTAGACATAAAATATGTTTTCTACAAAAACATGACGTAACTACCACTTACGGTAAGGAAGTCCAGTGGATTGAATTCGCCAATATTAAGGCCAAAGTAACTCAGCCAAGAACTGATGAAAGTGACAGTGAACACGGAGCAAGTAGAAAGCAAAAACTCATTGTTTTCATTCGTTACAAAGCTAATATCAGTGAAAATAACAGGCTTATCTATAAAGGAATCGAATTTAATATTACGAGTTGTCGAGATTTAAAAGGTACTAGGCGAGAGTTAATTATTGATGCTGAAAAGCGGAGTTAATAAATGATAACGCTAAAAATAGAAACCGAATTAAGCTCTCTTTTGAATAACTTAAATAAATTTGAAGATGTATTAAAAAACAAAGTCGTTAGATCAGGGCTCGTCGCTTCAAGCAAACCTATTAAAAAATCAATGCAATCAAATGCACCTAAAAACCGAGGTGACTTGGCGAAAAGCATTAATCATAAATCTCTAAATAAACGACAGAAAGCAAGGTTAAGCATAAGCCATTATGAAACGGCTATAGTTATTGGTCCAAATAAAAAAATCAATGGAACTAGCGTTGCGTGGCGAGCTAATTTTATTGAAAATGGTGTAAAAGCACATTCAATCAAATCAAAAATAAACAAAAAGTTAGGTCGGAAATTAAAACTCAAAGTAGGTAACAGAGTTATTGAAGGTGATATTAAACACCCGGGGATTAAATCTAATCCATTTATGGAAAAATCGATTAATCAAAATGAAAGTAATATGCCCAATTTATTTTATAAAGGCATGGCAAGATCACTCGGCAGGATTAGAAAGCAATGAATTTACAAAGTATCATTGAGCAACTATCTACTGCTACAGACTTTAAACAGGTTAGCGAAGCCGGAAGCGCTTCAACTACACCTCAAATTGATACAGAGGCACTACTAACAACCGTATTAAGTGAAGTGACAGCGAATGTTCATTGTTTAAAGCTGCCTGAATCTCCTAGCTATCCAAATATTGTTTACATGCTTGTGGGTGGGAAAAATCATTATTTCGAAAAGCAATTATTAACGCAAAGTGACACTTTTATCATTTCTCTACGAGAAAAAACGCGAGAGTCACTTGCTAACAAAGCAAAAGCCTTATTAACGATCCTGATCAGTAGTGTTTACGCTATTGAAATACTGGATAAACAAAAAGAATATGAATCACTGCGTGATTGTTACCGTTTAGACTTGGAAATATCCTTTACAGTACCAGCAACGGGTGTAAACGCGGAAACACCTGCTTTATTAGTTTATTGCATTGGTCAAGATGGTGAAGAAAGCGACTACGACAATGTAATCAAGCAAAAAGTAAATAGCGCTTATGGTATTGCTGTTTTAACAGCAGGTAACGATATTGCAGAACTTCAAGTTGTTGTTAGAAATAAGTTATTAGGGTTCCAGCAAACAAATCAGCATTTTGAAATGCAATTTGCACGAGGTTCACCATTAGAGAGTGAAGGGGGGTTAAAAATATGGCGAGAAATATACCAAGACTCCTGCATGATTAAGCAAATCACATAAACCACCGTCTGGTGGTTTTTTTATATCCAAAAATCAACAAGGTGAACTCATGAATTCAGGCGGTAGCTTTGAAATTGTGGACGGTGAGCGCGTCCTGAAACAGCAAACAAAACCACAAGCAACAATGTTGCACAGTGAAAAAGTAGCGGCAGCGAAGCCTAAACCTCCTGCCAAATCTAAGAAAGTAGGAGACAAATAATGAAATTTCGAGCAAAAACGCTATTAGCGAAAATCGAAGCAGTTTATGGCACCGCCAGCGTATTAACGGGTGCTGAAGCAATGTTAACTAAGAACCTGACTATCAATCCATATAGCGGTAATACCATTGGTCGAGATACAGATAGGGCTAGCTTGGGTAATACTGAGCAAATAAACACCAACCCTTTTGTAGAAATCACTTTCGATGTTGAATTAGCAGGCGCTAAAGCTGCTGGCACTGCACCGGCATATGGTTGCTTGCTGAGAGCATCTGGTTTTAGTCAAACAGTACAAGCATCTGTAGATGTTGTTTATAAGCCAGTCAGTGCTGGTTATGAATCTGTAACGCTTGCCTATCTTCGTAAAAATAATGCAGGTACCAATCAAATTCACGAAGTTAAAGGTGCGCGTGGGTCATGCTCTTTCAGTTTGTCTAAAGAAGGGATTCCAACTATCAGCTTTAAGTTTATTGGTTTTTATAAACGTCCAACCGATGTTGCAGTTATAACAGCTGATCACACAGCTTTTGCTGATCCATTACCTATTTCCAATGCACAAACATCACTAACAATTGGTGCATATAGCCCTATTGCAGAAAGTATTTCGTTTGATATGGCGAGTGATGTAAAAGCTCGGAATGTAATTAATCAAAACGAAGTTATTGTTACAGATCGCAAACCAACAGGCACAACTAGCGTTCAAGCACCGGATGTAAGTACTAAAGATTTCTTTGCAGAAGTTGAAAGTCACAATGGTATTACGTTGCAAACGTTAAAGCTAATTCATGGCACAACCGCTGGCAATATAGTGCAAATTGACGCGCCTAAAGTGCAGTTAACCACAATTACTGAACAAGATGGTGATGGCGAGCTTCATTACAACTTAGGTTTATCGCTAGTGCCTAATGCCGGTGATGACGAATTCATACTAACTGTGAAATAAGTTATTGGCTGGGCATCGTGTTTAGCCGTGCGTTGTCTGGCCTCTTTATTTACGGCTTACCTATTTAATAATCTAATTAACGGCGAGAAATTATCATGTCTTTTAAAATACAAGCAGTTACAAGCATCAAAGAAAAAATCATCATTCAAGAGCCAAGAGATCTTGGGAGAAGTAAGCAGTCTCACATCGTTGTAGAGTTCAAAAAACTCCCTGTTTCAGAAACTAAACAATTACTTGAAGATTCTGCTAGAGGTGACATGAACGACGATCAAACGCTTACTGAAAACATAATAAGCATTGACGGGTTGCTTGATGAAGATGGCGCCAAAATCGAATACAGCAGTGACACTTTACCTGAGCTACTGGAGATGGAATATGTTCGACGCCCAATGATAAAAAAATTCATGGAAGTCATTGTTGGCAGAGAGGCATTAAAAGCAAAAAACTAATAGATCTTGGAAAGTATCTCTCTACTACAAATAGTGGAGAGGCTACAGACCAAGACTTAAAAGATGACATGGACGTCATTCAAATAAATGGTGATAAAGATGCTTTTTGGCAAAAACAACGCCAACAAGATGAATTTGATTTATGGGATGAAAACTTACCAGCCTATAAATTATTTCAACAGTGCCAAACCCAGTGGAATATCAGCATGTCAGGCATTACAGGGATGAATTACCAAGCTTTGCATTCAGTCATGGTTATGACCGCAATTCCAGCAGAAAAACAGCCAGCACTTTTTGATGAAATTCGTTTTATAGAAAGCGGGTTTCTATCAGCAATCAACGAGAACCGAAACAGC